CAGCTAGTAAAGCCTCGATAATGATTCCAGCTTGTGGTGCAATATCTTCTTTCGGTGTAGCCACTAAAGTGATTACTTGGTTATAGTTATTAGAACCTCTTTGGGCTCCAGCTTTGTAGTTTTTATCTATTGTCATAATATTTCTCCTTTCTAATAGTGGGAACTACCCCGTTAATATAAATATATTATACTCGGGATTGGTACCAAAGTAAAGGAGTAAAAAGAACAAGAGAAAGTCCCTCCGTCAATCTTTCGCTGTAAAGTCTCCCTCTATGACATTTGACTCCGTCGCTCTTTTCTTTATCAACTGCTCTAATCGTACTAATATGTCATCCTTGGACATCATATCAATCTTTGCAGTCAATATTTCGCGTCTATCGATGTAGAGACCACCTGCTTTCCCTCGATGGACCTCTGCTGTGATGGCTGCGGATATCTGACCTTGGTCTTTCGCCTCTTCTCTGAGGTCGTGTAGAGTAGATAAATGATTCTCTAGCGAAACTGCGTCCTTTTCTGAGGCTGCGATTTCCAAGTCGATGAGGTAGTTTCGAACGACTGGGTTATGATTGAGTAATACGCTACCCTGTGTCTTCGCACCCTTCCTATCCTTCGTATAGCCTGCTTTTATCGCGGCTTCGGTTGCTGTTTGCCCTTTGAAATACTCTTTACAAAATCTCTTTTGTTTTGAGTTGAGTGGCTGCCAAATCTTACCCTTATCATCTATGAAACCTTTACCGTCTTCAGTTGGCATGAGTGAAGTATATGTGAGCTGTTTCATCTTATCTCCTCGTGTAGCAAATGATATTACTATATTATTATAAAATAATCTATTTTAATAGTTTTTCTCGTGCCCTCTAGAGAATCTTACCATAGTTTCTAATAGATTAATAGAATTCTATTAGTTTTGAGAAACCAAAGAATAGAGTAACCAAGAGGCTCACAGAGCCATTCTATTAGTTTATTAGAGATATTAGTAGTTTTAGAGATTTTTTTACAAAAACTTTTTTATTTTACAGAACTACAATACACATAGATTTAATAGAGCATAAAAAACCCCCGCCATAAAGCGAGGGTCTTTAAAATCCGCTAGTGGTTTATTCGTAGACTGGTCGGTGGCTCGGGAAATGCTCTCCCATGCGTGTAGTCACCTCTATGAAAAACTTCGAGTCGCTGCACCATGTTTCGTTAGGGTCCTTCATCTCGTTTTCCACTTTTTCCGAGTAATCGGTGGCTTCCGAGTGTTCGTTAAATTTGCGGGACTCTATGCATTCTCCTGTAGTGAACCACCATCCTCCTTCTTCAGGTCCGCCGTATTCTCGTTCAGTTCGATAAATGTTAACATACCATTCTATGTGGTCTGGTCTAGTAATCGAACGACAAACTCGTCTATTCGGGTATAATACTATCGGTCCTCTATACGTATCATTCATAATTTCTTTCTCCTTTCTTTCGAAAATTAATATTTTTTAACTATATATAGTATAACTAGGAAAAAAGCCAAAATAAACCAGTAAACCAACGTAGGAGTATTTAAGATATAAAAAACCCCCGAGCCGCGGACAACGGCACGAGGGCATTTAGTAGAGAGTCTATAAATATTTTTTATTAAACTGTGGCTCTCTCGTCATAGTGTATCCAGCACATCCGTCGGTCCAAGCCATCTTTACATTGTAAATATATCCTTCGTAAACATATATCAAACACTCTATCTCGATGGTTTGGTTCGAATCCTCATCTTCCCACTGCATCTCTGTATGTAGGGTATTCTTTGTTTCAATATACTCTATTTTTGCAGCAGTTAGGTCATCGTCCAACCCGTATAACTCATCCCTGATATCGTAGGCTTTTCGACTTAATGTCTGAGTCCCAAACGGGCAACTGGTCTTGTCCCATAGCTCGTCGTTTGCGTATATTTCGTATAGTTTTTCTATCATAATTTCTCCTTTCTATGTTAATAAAATCGTAAAAGTTTTTTTACCCTTATATTATAACTAGGAAAAAAGCGAATATAAACCAAGCTACGAAAACGCATACGACGTTACGAAAGTTACGAACATAAAAAACCCCCGCACTAGGCGAGGGTCCGCTTTTTCCCTAGCGTACTCCTTTCTACTGTTGCCAGTCCTCCCATGTAGGTAGTCTAAGGGTTATACCTAAATCACCACCTTCTTCTGGCATTCTTATCGTAAGGTAATTGTAGCCGTTGGTCTTATTCACGTGGAAAACAAAATGCTCGTTGTTTTCCTCGTATCTGCCGACTTCTTTACCTAAATCTATGTTAGGGAAATCGCTAGCGTCGGCTCCTACAAAGTATTCGCCGCCGTGTGTCAAATCTCTCCACTTACCGTTTTCTTTCTCATTACTCATGATTGTTTCTCCTATTTTAGTTTTACTATATTATTAATTACTGCAGGTATGCGTAGGCTAAAACCCGCACCTCCGTCTATGGGATTATTCTCGTCGTCATACTCAAAATGTATGTAGTTATATCCGTCTCCTGTCTCTACATAGATGTCAACGGTGTATACACTGTCATCTGGATTTGTTAGTTTAAAAGTGCCTAAATCTTTCGAATAAACTATTACATCCGTAGGGTTATTATACTTATCTTCGAGTCTCTCTACAGAATCGCCATTACTAATCTCTATATCGCTGTTACCAGTCGGTATAAATCTATCATCCCAAGTATCTATAACTGGGTCGCCCGTATTACTCATGATGTAGTCCTCCACTGTTCGCCGTCATAATGTTCTAAACCGTTATCGAATGTAACTTTATCGGCAGGAAACTCGGCAGTGCCTCGTTTTGTTGGTTCTATTTTGGCAACTTTCATTGGGTCACCGTTTTCGTCGGTCCACTCTTGTCCTATAAATAGGTGTCGAGTAATCCTTGATTTTTTATAGTTTTTCATAATGTTCTCCTTCTATAAAATCGTTAAATTTATTTTTAACTATATATAGTATAGTTACGAGCAAAGCGATAGTAAAACAGCCTACGACTGTCTACGATTCTCAGTTTCTTCAACCCATTCAGCGTCGACTTCAACCATAGAATCAAACTTAGATTCACATTGACTAGCAGTTAAGACCGCAGGGCATTTTTCGAAATGATAGACCGCAAACATACCATCATTAACATTTATACGCATAATAGTAGAGTTACCGACAACAAAGAAATCAGCAACTACAGGTCCGCCATTCAGCTTATCGGCTAAATCTTCGGGGTAGGCTTTACTAAAAATCTTAGCGTCTAGCGTTTCGCTAGGGCTATTTATTCCTTCAAATTCTGGTGTATCGTTCATAATATTCTCCTTTCTTTTTTAATACCCTTATAGTATAGCTAGGAGTTTTACCATAGTAAAACAGCCTACGAGCTTTAGATTTTCTCTAATTCATATCTATCTACACCATTTTCGCGTATAGTCACATACCAAAATTCTTCACCTGTTTCTACACATTCTAATAACGCATCGAAATCGAATCCTTCCCATTCTTGTAGTATTTTACTTTCCGTTAGTTCATCAACTGGGTAGTATTCTCCTTTTTGATTAGTATGGCATGGGTCTATTATTAAACCCCACAACTCCGAGTAATGTTCATGTATCTTTGCTACACGGTCCGCTGTAGTGATACATAAAAATTCTTTGTATTGATTAGGGTTTCTTTCTCTCTCGTGATGATAACATAAATATACTTTAAATAACCTATCGCTCATACTTCCTCCTCGACAACTTTATCTAATCGTAATACTGATGTCATATGTGGGGGTGCTACATGTCCGTCACCACATAATACATTCGTAACAATGTATGTATATTTGTCATCTATAAATACGGCAGTATATACGCCGTCTTGGTGTGCAGGAAATGTATCGTGTCGCACTAATGGGGAAATAACTAATTCAGTCTTATCGTCCCAAAACTTACTATCTGGGTATAATTCTTCGCATAAATATGCAATCGAATGATACTCATCTATTCTAGTAAATAATTTCTCTGTATTCATATTTTTCTCCTTTCTATAATTCAAAATAATCGTAACCTTCGTTACCTTCACCGTGTTCGACAATTATCGAACCGCCTCCCCAATTAAGTATAATCGGGTCGGTCGAACTACCATATTCTTCTGCAGGTGTGTCGACAGGTCGGTTAATCGTATTCTGCCAAATGTCCTCGTACCCTTGTACAATCTTTCGTATCACATTCTCATCGTGTCGACAAGTGCATATTTCTATGTACTCGCTTTTATAAGGTTTTACGCTCTTTGTTCGTAAATATACTTTAACTATCTTTTTCATATCTTTCTCCTTTCTATCGTAATAATAATTTACTACTTTACTAGTATAGCTACGAGTTTTACCAAAGTAAAACAACCGCCGAAGCTAGCAAAAGCCAAGCCATTAGTAACCAAAGTCCGTCATCATTTCTCACCTTTTATTATCGGGTATGTAAGTAATACATATATCCCTGTGCCTCCGCACATATAACAATCTTCTTCTTCGCCACCTGTTTCGTAGAAATGGTCTAAATCGAATCCTTCCCCACAACACTCGGGGCATTCGTTATTTTTCGTAATATGTTGCTGCTTTGCCATAAAATCCCATCTTCTCTAATTGTAGAGCTAAATCGTCTAAACAATGTTTATTACCACTTTTTCCTAATGCTACCGATAAAGGGTCGTCCCAACTATCGTAGGTAGCCATTAACATATTGCGAGTAGTCTCATCGGGTATAGCTTTAACATAAGCTATAATTTTCTTTTGTCCTGCTACCCATGTTTTTTCACTTCTAGTTCGATACTCGAATTCTATTAATTTAAATTCTTTATCTAATAATGTAGGTTTATAATTACCTCTACCTAATATATGTATATCTAAACTCATTTTTCCTCCTTCTTATAAAGTTCATCGAAAGTTTCTACCTTTCGTTTGCCACATATCTCGCACTCTAGTACACTTTGTAATACGCCGTCTGCAGTTATTTTATGGCTGTTCCTCATATCACAAGGTCCAATACTAATTCTTCTACCTTTACATTCTTCTCTCATAATTTACTCCTATCTATAAATTTATATCGACTTTCTATATTTGGAAACTTCAGAAAAGTCTTAATAAGGTCGTCTTGAGTAGAGTCGCTAAACTCTACAAAATCGTCTAAAAAGTCTTTATCAGGCTCGATATTATTAGCCCTCAAATTAGCTAAAGTTTCCTCTCGCGTTCTACTCATTATTGTTTTCTCGCTTTTTCAAGCTCGTCATAAAAATAATTTTCTATAGCATAATCTATACTTTCCCAAGTCACGCCATATCCAGCGTCATGGTCGTCTACAACATTATGTAAAATATCCATACAATTTTCTTTAGTATATTTTAACTCTGGGTTAAATATCGGCTTGTAATATTCTTCAAGTCGATACTCAACATCTTCTATCGACCATATAATAGCGACAGAATTTTCGCTATTATAACCGTTGCCATAGTCTTTTACTTCACTCATCGTTGTCCACCTTTTTGCTTTTCATCCAAGCACCTGTAATACTCATAGCTTCGTGTCTGCCTAGTTCTGGAAACACCTTTCGTAACTCTGCAGGTGCTCCGAACATATTGATACTACCCATTTCTTGCATAGTATCTAACATTTCAAAGTATGGTTTATTTTTATTTTCTTCAGTTTGCATAACTACCTCCCAATAGTTTTAGTATCATCTAGTGTGATATATTGATATGCACCTTTGTTATACGCTGGTGCAATCTGTTTTTTACGCTGTTCAGCTAGTCGCTGTGCAGCTTCCTCGCCACACGTGGTACAGGTCGAATAACCTAGTTTAGCTCGTGCGGTCGGTATTTTCTCTCGGCATAATGAACATATCATATAATTCTCCTTTCTTTTATTACGCTATAAATAGTATAAATACGAAAAAAGCGAAAGTAAACCACTACCACCATACGTGCATTACCGCACCACGCTTACCAGCAACGCCGAGTAAAGTCGCTAGGTCTTTCACCTCGCCGTATGTATATTCCCCACCACATCGTGTAGTGTGTATAATAGTGTCATAGTCATAAGTTTCACCGTCTTCTTTCATACACTCGATTTTGAGCTTTATAAGTTCTTCTAACGCTTCAGCTTGTTCTTTTAGCTCATCGCTTGTAACATACGGAGGGTCATCGTCTGATGATTTATGCCAAATACCTTCGCCATCATGTTCCATAAGTTCATCAATTAAAGGCTCGTAAACTTTGCCCCTAAATGAACCATCGTTACCACTTCCGCTGAACATACCTCCACAAAGATTAATTCCTTCCAAAAGTACACTATCTTTGCTAGTAAACGCTTTATCTTGGTCGTTACCATGTACTATATAACAATCTAATCCCATTATTTTATCCTCCTCCACCATACTATGGCGATAAAAAGGAGCAGGGAAAATGCTCCTATAATTTGTAAAAATAATTCCATGTTACCACACTAATCTTTTGATAGTAGTTTCTTGACCTTCGTCTTTTACTATATATCTATACAAACGATGTAGAGTTTGTTCTTCTTCTTCAAGACTATCACGTTGTATTATAGCGTTTTGCTTACTACTATGTGATGAATGAAGTTGCCAAACATCTTTATCAGTTTCGTCAACTCTTTGTCTTAATACTTTGTAGCGTAAGACTCTTTCATCATGGTAATGGTTACCTTTTTCGTCGACATACAATCCGTCGTCTACTCTAGTAAATTTACCTTGTGGTTGAAATGTAATTTTCATAACTTTCTCCTTTCTTAAAATTAACTATATATAGTTTACTTACCATAAACCCCAATGTAAAACAAAGGGCGGACAGCAGCAAGGTTATGAATAGTCGGTGGAAACATTATAAAACCACCTTAGGAGCCTTCTGCTGTCCTAAACAAGTGAGCGATAAATGCAATTAATAATAAACGGAGACATCTATCGCTCGAACATGCTCACTATATGAAAGTTGTTGCATGTTAAGTCGGTGGTCGTGCAGTTGGCTCCTCAGGGACTGCTTGTCGTATACTACCATTCCAGACCACCTATCTTATATGCCATCAAGTTCTTGCCACGCATCGTATTTTAAACTTGTATCTTAGCCTACCCTTATTTGAGGAGCTTATCCCCCTGCTTTGTAGGTAGCATATAATGTTCTAAAGCAGGACTTAGTCATGTCTGTGTTTGCCACTGCGTGCTTATCCACTTAACTATAGTCTTGGCTGAGCCATAACCAAGTCCCTTTCGCGAACTAATCTTTCTTAAATAATCCATCCTCCAATTTACCTGTGCGTCCTTTTATTTCATCCCAAGCATGGTCTAAACATTCTTCAAACGTCAAACCATTCTGGGCTGCTAGTATAATCAATACTACCGCACAATCACCTATACCATCCATTAACGCTTGTTCGTCACGATAAGCTACAGCTTTCGCTAGTTCACCTACTTCTTCCATTAATTTCAACGTTTGAGCGTTTTTCTCATCTGGGTATAGATAACGTTCTTGTTGATGAACATCTGGGTTAGGTGTGCCCTCTTCCATTAGTAGACCACGTTCTTCACCCCAGTTCTCAACTCTCGTTACTTCTTCTAATCTGTTTTTTCTCATAGTTTTCCTCTAAATATATACCTTAATCCATCAAGTTTCTTTTTGCTCAGGTGTCGTAGGTGTTTCGGCACCCAATCCATTTTCTTTCGGATAGAGCTCGTTTGCCCACTTTTCTGCTTCTTGTTTAAGTCCTTCATAAATTATTTCCTCGTTAAATTCTCTAGCAATTCTTTGTAATACGTGTTGAGCTTTCCAATGAGGTAAGTCTGGTCGCATTTCTTTAATATCTTCAATATCTATATCTAATTGGAATTCTACTAAAGAATGATTTACTTTTGCTAAATGAACTTTCATCTTGCTATCCACATTAATACCCTCTTGTCATATGTTCATAACAATTTCTACCGTTGGCTACAAGTGGTAAACCACAAATACATTTGTCGTCTTCCGCTACGTCTCCGTAGTAGTCATCATACCATATATCAAAAAAGTGGCTAACATCTGCTAACCTGATTTCAGTATAAGGTTCGTAAATCCTGTGATAATCCCATATAGTTGATACAACAAAATCATAAGATTTTAACCTATCTTTATCAGACATATCTAAGTAGCGTGTTAAACTACTGATATGCCGTAATGTTTTTTGCTTAATCTGGTCTAATTTCATCTGACAGTTCCTTAACAGAAATTAATCTGTCCATAGGTTTTTCAGCAGTTTTAGTACCTTCTAAAACTTCTAAACGGTTGTTCAAAAGTCCTATAAGGTTGACCATTTTAGCTTGATTATCAATTATATCGACAATCATTTCTTCTACTGTTTTTTGCATAATTTTCTCCTTTCTATAAAAGCGTAGATTGAAATAATCATATGCTGTTACTACTATCTCAATCTACTAAGTTCTAACTAACCTTTATATATAATAACTACCATAAACGCCAAAGTAAACCACTAAAACATTACGGCATATCGAAGTCAGCATGTTCAGTCACAATTTGATAAATTATATCCCAAGCCTGATTAACAGCATCCTCATCGAATCCTGTTTTAGCACCTGATGAAACAACTTCACCAAGTAATTCTAACGCTTCTTGTATATCCATTAATAATACCCTCCGATTTCCATTCCAGGCTCATCAAACCAAGCTGAAATCGAGACGTTTTTATATATTCTACGCAATGCTTCTATTGCTTCTTCTGGTGGCGACCAAGCAGTTGTGAAACTATAACTTAAAGTAGTATCACCCTCCTCATATTCTAAATGGTCGTCATAAGTATTCCACTTAGTTCCCCAATTTCGTATTTGCCAGTCATACCACCTATCGTCTTGTTTACCAGTGCTGGCAAACCTCCAATATGTACCGATTGTTTCTGAGAATTCTTCATCTTTTATAGGTAGTTCACCAACTTTACCAAGTTCTGATTTTTCTCCTATAAAATTAGTTTCTTTACCCGTCAATGGTGTTTTTGACCAATTGGGTGCTGGAACGATATTATTTAAATCGAAACAAGTTTCCTTAGAATGTAAAAAATCTTTTATTTCTTCAGCTTGTTCTACTGTTTCACAATGTATTTCTATACGATTACTACAATGATTTGGCATAATATCCTCCTAGTCTAGTAAAATCATATATGCTTCAGGCTCATATTGTCTAAACCAATCTAAACCTATACGCATATCATCGTATTCATTAAATAACTCACTACCTTTAATCCAATCGTAAACTGCGATTGCATCGGCAGGTATGGTTACACCCTCACCAGTATATGGGTTTCTCACTTCTTGTGGGTCACCCTCATACTTTTGAATTCCTTTCGGATAATTCTTTTCTCTATCTTCTAGATTCATAACTTTCTCCTTTCTTAATTAGTTATAGTTATATTTTACTTACCAACAAACGGAAAGTAAAACAACGTTATTCCATATCTTTTTCAGCAAACATAATGTCGATAGTATCAATCATACAATTAATAAAATCAGCTTGGTCCCAGTTTATATCTGATGATTCTAAAACTCCATCAGCCATATTAGGAACCACAACATTGTTGAGTTTACGAGCGAGTGCGATAGCGTTAGTTTCGATAACTGTACCATCAGCTCTAGTTATTGTAATTTGCATATTTTACTCCCATAAATAAAGGTGTAGTGATAGACTGTGACAAATCTAAAAAACCAATCTATCACTACGTTGGTGTGATATAAGGCGTTGTTCATATGACTTCACTCTAGCCTAACCTACTATTGTAGATTAAACATCAATTCCTCGTCAAACTGGATTTATACTTTAATAGCTATCCACTTTTCCGCTAACCTTATAATCACGTGCTGACTTATGGTGTCAGCAAACCATAGGTATGATACTACGCTTTCGCGAAATATCCCTCATCAACAAGTCTTTTCGCATAGAATCTAAAGATTCTTAACGGGTCTTGACCTGTTGTAAGATTACCTGTTTTCACCGCAAGTGCAACTAGGTCTTGAGCTGTGAAACTAGAAGAATCTAATTCACTCTTCTTTGCTTCGCTCGCAGTCAAGATTAAAGCTCTCATTTGCGGTGTAAAGCCTTTAGCTTCAGGCACAGTTCCAATGAACTTGTATAAAGTTCTTACTGCTCCTCTACCTGTTGTTGACACAGGTTTTGGCACAGCTGTCACTTTAGCCTTGCTTAAAGGTTTTGCAACTGTTTTAGCAGGTGCAATAGGTGTCTTCTTAGAAGACTTAGAAGTTTCTGCTGTTCGCATATCTTTCTCCTTTCTTACTGTTAATATAACCTACTCACATATAATGCGGTAGAACCAACTATAAGTATGCCTACGACTATACCGAAAGTAAAACAGCATAATCATAAGCAGATACTTAATCTTTTCTCCAGACTCTTACACCTGATACTTCGTTCTCTAAACGATAACGAATAACAAAATGTTGTTCTGGTTCTTGTTTTTTACCGTATGTTCGAGTAGCTTGTGATAACCTATTCTTCATGCGTTTAGCATTATCTTCCTCTTTTAAAGGAAAGAAAATAGAATCACCAACATCCATTTTATCAAAAGGATATTTTAACTCGTTCCTCATATCGGTAGGTAATGGTATACCTTTATCGATTTGTACATCATCCATTTTAATGAACCTCCTTAGGGTCGTCAAATTTAACTAAATTATTTTCTTCTAAATAATTTTTCCAAAACATCAAGATTAACGAACCGTCTTTAATAGTCGTTAGCTCTTGACAACCTTGTGCAATCATTGAGTCGGAAATTAATCGAGCCAGCTCATTTTGACCTGACTCGAATAACCCTTCCCAAACTTTTTCTAGAGTTTCAGCGTCTAGAAAATACGTTTTAGGAGTATCTGACATTATGCTGCCCTCGATAGTGCCATTTCTAGTGCTTTAGCCTTTCTATTAGCTCCTGCACCAAACCATGCACTATGTAAAGCATTACCTTTTACTTGCGAAGTCCTAAGGTGGTCTTCAACATAGGTAACTGCATTAAATGCCCCCCACCATGTTTCTTTAGCTGATTTAAGGTTTGCACCTGGAGAGTTGTAATACCCTTCCATAGCTAATGCAGGAAACTTATTAAGTTTCTCTGCTAGTGGTTCTTGTATACCGACTGCTTTACCTTCTGAACGTAATTTTTGTTCTAGTTTATATTGCATAAGCATATCGGGTTGATATATTTCTGCAACGTAATCTATTACGTCAGAATGTTTAGCTTTAGTTTTTGCTAGAGTAGTAGCATATTGCTGAAACTCTTGCATTTTACTTTCAGATAAACCTAGAGCCTCTTCTGCAGTTTTAACAACTTTGTCATTAAAATCTCTAACATGAGGTACTCTAAACTGATTACCACCATGTTCTAGAGCTAATGTAAGTGTGTTATTACAAACTACTCTTATAGGCGTTAGTTTTATCGTCATCGATTTACCTGCTACATGTGGTTGATTAATTAAGAGATAACCTCCTATTTTATCACCACCAGCAAGTTCAAAGTCATTCGAGATTTTAGCTAAACCCCAAATTTCTTTGCCGTTTCTTAAACTACCTGCAGTTTCCATGGTCATATTACCAGCTTCTGTAAAGCGTTTAAAAAACTCAAATACCCTCTCATTTTGGAAAGGAATATAATTCCTACCGCAATGTGAAAGTATTGTATTGTCACTGTCACGAACAATGTGAAAGGTATCTTCAGCTTGAATTAACCCCACGTCGTCGTTCCAGTCTGGAGAGTCGATAGTGTAGCTTGGACGTTTACTAACAGTCCAGTCTAACTCTGCCGCTTCCAGCATTTCCAATGGCGTAAGATTAGACTCTACCTCGACACCTAGTTTGTGCCAAGGGACATCGTTCGCCCACGCTATTGTTTCTATATTATGTGCCATATAATTCTCCTTTCTGAAATTTAATATGGTTGTAAGCCCCACGCTTACCTTTATAATAATATATACGAAAGTTATGAAAGTAAAACACTAACTAGAGCATTCCAATTATACGGAATATTGAGAGTTAACAGAGCTTTATGATTATAACCTTCTTTAACTAAATCTTTTATTCCTGTAAGACTATCTATGTGGTAGAGCTTGATTTCATCGTTTTTTCTAGCCATAACGAATACTTGTCCACCATGCGATGCACGTTTTGCTAACCACGATATCTGCATTGGTCGTAAAGTAAGTTTATTACCTGAATGTATTTCTTTTAGTTCTATCCAGAACTCTTTACCTTTTGCACAACCGTTAACGTCAGGCACACCTGCACCTGTCATACCTGTTTCAATACGCTGTAAATGGATATCTTTTAAATTTTCTCTTATTAAGAGCCAGAGATTCTTTTCTTTAGCCATTCTTCGTGTCTGAATAAATCTGGTTTTCTAACATTTTCTTGATAGTATTTTTTCGAATAAGCTGCACGTCTTTTCCTAGCTTCTTTATTAGTTCTATATTTCTCTTTTTGTCTTTCATTTATTTTATCTTTATTTTTTTGCATATATTTTGTATTTTTGATACGCATAGCCACTTTTTGGTCTTCTGTTAAGTTAGCTAGATATTTTTTAGATTGATGAGATGCATAAGATTCGTCATGGTGTTTATCGTATTCTTCTATAAACGCCTCTAAACCTGCGATTACTACTTTAGCTTCGTGTTCATTTCTATCTCGCACATATTGTTCATGGTTAGCCTCAGCTATAGCAAATATATCTGGGTCAACATGGTAGTCATCAACTGCGAATCTACCATTACCTGTAACATGAGTTTCGTCATGTTTAATAGAGCTTTCAACTGTAGTTAGACCTCTCGGTCCACCTTTCCATCCGTCAAAGTCTTTATAAACATCTTTTCTAGCTAAACAATTAGCTTTAATTAAACATTTTCTACTACAAAATTTTCTTTGCTTTCCTGTAAGTGGGTTATCACAACTTACTAAACTGCATCGTAGGTATGTAACTTTCTCTTTTTTACACATACTTATAGGTTAAGGCACAAAAGTACGAAAGTAAAGCAGTAAAACGAGCAAAACAGCGTTTAACTAATTTTAAGCCGTTTTAAGCCTTGACTATATCGTTTAAGGCTAAACCCTTAACTACCTCGTCAAAACGCCTTAGGTGGCGTCTGGTGAGACCGATTTTTTAAAAAACGTCTAAAATTTAGTATTTCCAGTCCCATCCGCTATGTGGAACTACGGATTGGTTATTTACACTAATTTTTACTCCTGATGTTTTTAACCACGCATTATATTCAGCTGTTATTTCATCCATATCGTCAAATGTAGAGTTAAGTTCATTCCATTTATTACGTGCGACTTGCACTCCATCATAATAACTACCGTCACCAAGTTTACATCTTGTTATTATTTGCCATACTCGTTGTTTAGTAATGTCATACTCTTTACCTAATTCTTCTAACGTAGTTGTAGAGTTGTTCCATTTATCATACATAGCTTTATATTTAATGGAGTTTTCTTTTGCTTTTAAGTGAGATATACCTTTCATCTTTTTATTTCCTCTGTTTCGCCCCATGATTCGCCTAATTCCATATCTACTAATAGGGGAACAGCAAGTTCTACACAGTTCTCCATTATTCTTGTTACTGTATTAGCTTGTTCTGTGTTCTCTATTGAGATATCAACTTCATCGTGTACTTGTAGATGAGGAACTATTCCTTCCTCCCATAGACCTATCATTGCTAATTTAGTCATATCAGCAGCTGAGCCTTGTATTAAACGATTTAGAGCTTTGTAAGTATAAGACCTTTTCAAGTCTTCGCCATATTTTTCTTTTGCCTCGTCTATAGGCAAAGGTAGAGTGCGTTCATATCTGCTTTCCCATAAATCAAAACGGCAACGTCTACCTGCAAATGTTCTGATGTAGCCACGTTCCATAGCTACTCTTGCACATTGGTCTTGTAGAGCTCGGATAAAAGGAACTTTAGCGTGATATTGTTGAAATAATTTCTCAGCTTCTGTATCATCTAATCCTAACTCTTTAATTAATTTAATTTTACCCATACCATAACTTAATCCTAGATTAATCGTTTTAGCTTGTTTACGTGGTATATTAGCCATGTCTGCAACAATTTGGTGAAAGTCTGCATTATCTTCTGTATATTGTTGTACTGCATCTTTTGCTCCTGTTAATTGCATTTGGTTAGCATAATGCACGGTAAGTCTAGGCTCTTGTTGAGAATAATCGAACACGCCCCATTGACAACCTTCTTCAGGAATAAATAATGAACGTATCAAATTACCTATTTCTGGGTCACGAGCAGGAACTTGTTGTAAATTAGGATTACTATAACTAAACCTACCACTAACTGTCCCTCCTCTATCATTACGCATAGGGTGAGCCTCTGCGTGTATTCTGCCATTGAAAGCGTGTTCCATAATCATCTTATCGATAAAAGTAGTTCTAGCTTTATTGAGTTTTCTAGCTCTTACTATTAGTTGTGGAAGTTCATGTTCATGTCCTTCTAACCAATCTTTCTGAAAACTAGCCATACCTTTTTCTGTGCGTGGGTACCATAGTTTATTTTTATCAAAAATATTTTGTAGAGAAGCATTAGCCCATAAGTTCACATCACTGCCATACTTACGTTTTATCTCTACTTGTATTTTTTGTTCTTCTGTAGATAGTTGTTTACTGATTTTTTCTGCTTTTTCTTCATCTACTCTAACACCTCTCCACCTCATTTCTATAAGTAGAGGAATTAGTTTAGATTCTGTTTCTAATATTTTTTCTAAACTTTGTTCAGCTATTTCTATTTTAAGTTTATTCCATAGTTTTAAAGTCAACGCTGCATCTTGTTCACCATAAGGTCCAACATATTTTGCGTGTAGTTTATACATTTCAGATTTAGGATTAACTCCAAAAGCTAACGATGCATCTTGTAATAAAGATTCATCTTTCTTTTCATCACAATAAAAACTACCTAGATTATCTAAAGAATAAGAAAACATATTTTCATTGATTAACGGAGCAGCAACTATAGTGTCGAGTATTTTACCCTTGATTATAATACCTTCTCGCCTTAACCAACCTACATCATAGAGTGCATTATGAAATATAACTTCTCTTTTAGTAGAGCTTAATAAATTAGTCAACCACCTTAAAACAACACCTTCGTCTAAATTACCACCGCCTTCATGTCTGATAGGAAAATACCCTTGCCATGATTCAGTAGCTACACCTACACCTACCACATGACCACGACCTGTAGCCCATCCTGGACCACAAGTCGTGAGGTAGGGGTCATATGTTTCTAAATCTATCGCAACTGTTTCTGTCTCAGAAAACTGAGGAAAAACATCTGGAGTAGACCAAGAACTTTTAGGAGCAAAAAAAGCAAAAGGTTGTTGTTGTATCATTATTTTTTCTTTTTAGGTGCTTTGCCTCCAACCCATGCTTCGTTTATATTTGGAGTAGATTTATCGTCCGCCACAAATGTTCCTTTTTTAGTTCTAGCACGTTGTGGTTTAGTTTTATTTCCAAATTTATCTAACTTAACAGTAGCTTCTTTTATTGCAGCGTCCATAACTTCAGCTTCTTTAATTAACTTTTTAGCCTCTTTTATGTCTGCACTTTCTTCTGTAGGTAATCCTAAGAAACCTTTTAATTTATTCCAAAAACTCATATGTCCTCCTGTACGTTTTGGTTATCGTAATTAACTTCTGCAGCACTTTCTGTGTGTGTCTGTGAAAGTATTTCTTGTTCAACAAGTAATAAATATCTACGTAAATCACGTATGTCATCTAGTAGACCTGCCTCACCACTATACACGGTGCCTGCTTCAAAGATATCCCAACCATGTTTTTCGGACTGGTGTTCTATCCTATCGAACTTACGAGCTAACATCATAAACGCACCTACGCCACCACGTCTTTTCCAAGAATCGCCGTAAGATTGTTCAGCTCGTTGTAGAGCTTCCAAATCGTTTTGAGCAACTTCTTTCATTAAATTAAAATCTGCACTCATATTATTCTCCTTTTTCCGCTTGTTTATAATGACGCTTTTCTCGTGTGCGGAGCCAACTAAGACAAGCGTTTTTCCAATCTATTGGAGTTATTTTTTCACAGGCTTGATATGCCTCATCAAATTGGTTTGCTTTATATTTAGAGTAAGCTATTCCCATAGGCACAGCTATTTCACGCATACAAGGATTTTCCCAATTATTTGATGTTTCTAAATCTGCAGGGTGGTAATGAAAAAATCTATTTAATTCCCAATCTAAAGTTGTATAGTCAATAAACAATGGTGTTTCTTCATAATCTTTTAATGTGTCATATACGTTTGTAGTAGACCTAATAGAGTAAGTATCTATAGATAAATGTTTTACTTTATCCCACACGTCGTTAAGATAAACGTGAAAACTATCACTTACTTGCCTATATACTCCAACATCTATTTCTAATTTATGAGCTATAAGTTCTTGTAAAACTGACATATGCACCACGTTTGCACCATATGCTCCCCATAACATATCGTTAGACCTATTACATACAGTCATGTTTAATTTATTATCTCTTATCTTAAAATATATGTTAGTGTTACATGGAACGTCTTTACCGTTTTTTGCAAGGTCATGTACCGCATCCCACATTTGTAATACAGCTCGTCTATCATCTGGATTATATTTTAACATTTTTACTATTACATCTATTTGGTCTTTAAGAAAATAACTTTTCCATCTCCAACCGTAAGCCCCCCACAAAGTCTCGCCGTCATCTGAAAAATCTTTCATACTAGATACGTAATAAGTTAGTGGTTTTAAATCTTTTCGTCCTGCAAGCATCCACATACTTTCAATAAAATGGAAGAAAGGGTTTGCATCTCTTTCTTCTATAAGACATACTCTTTCTGTTGGTTTTAAATATACTGTAGTAACAGGGTCAACACATTCTAAGGTTTTGCCATTTCTGCTTTCTTGTTCAATATAATTAATTTTATCTTGAAATAAATCAATACCTTTTAATAAAGCTGTATTGACATTTCTCGCTGTTATAACTCTCATAGTTCCTCCACTAATGGTAAATCGTTATGTTTATATATAGACCTTGTTCTTCCTTCTCCTTTAAATATCCTAGAGTATTTATCGAACTCACAAAGTCCTCCTTCAATCTCTCTCATTTCATATTTCATATCGTTTCTTTGTAAAATATGTGGGGGAAGTTTTGCTTGAACTATTTTATATAATTCTTGCATTTCTCCTACCCAGTCGTGGCTACTTCTACAATAACCTAAATCTCTACCTGTTAATCTATTTAATCCTCGCATAGCTCCTGGACCTGCGTTAGCCCATGTAAGCACGTCTTTAGCGTCTTCTAATAGATAGGTATGCCTTAAATCCGTAACGACCTCATAAGCCATAAACGGTCCCATGTATGGGTAATCTCTAAGTAAAGTCCATGTATCTTCTAAAGACTTGGTTTTAACAACTTCTTTTGCTAAATATTCTCGGTCTTGCCACATATGTGATATACATTCAGCAACTCCTGTAACTTTATCCATACCGTTAGGTGTTTTAATTATGTATGCACCTGTTACCCATTTAGGTTGTTTAGTAATTTCCTCTATAGCTTTTTTCCTATCCCAAGCCGTTAATAAATTATGTTTTATTAATGTTCTACCTGTAGGAATCCAATTAAACCACCTAAAAATAACAGTTCCCATAAGAACGTCTGGAGAGTTCTTCATAGGCTCTCTTATATGTTCTCTAAACCACCTAGTCGTTCTGTCATCCTCCCTAAATACTTGACAGAATTTATATTCTTGAAGAATTGAATCATTTGTCCAAGGTGGTGGGAGTTGAGACACCTCTTTTTGCAAACGAATGTTCTCACGTTCTATTTGCCAATAACAATAACGATTCAATTCTTCTTGAATAAACATTACTTCTTCCTTCTAAGTTTTGCTTCTGCTCTACGCTCTTTT